GAACTAGACGATGGTGATTGCGGTATTAATGGCTGCAAACTTGATAAAAATGGAATTGGTATTAGATGGGAAGACTAAACATTAAAGATAAAAAATAATGGAGGAAAGATTATGTTGAATTTAGCTACAGGACATTATATGAATTATTATAATCCTTCAGATGTTAGTTTTTTTAGGATCTAAACAAATGTTTATTATAATTAATGAGCCAAATGGAGAGTGTACAGAACCTTTAGATGTTGAAAAACTACATAATGCAGAAGAAATTTGTGATAAATATGTAGATGATGCATTAAAAAATAAAAATATTTTGGCAGAGTTGGAAAATGAACTTGAAAATATATTTGAATATGGAGTACAGGTCTATATTATTTAGAATAAATTAATAATTTAAATCAAGAGATTTAATATCTCAGGCAAATGCGTGTTTCATTGGAAGAAAGGAAGGCAAAAATATGACAGTAGATATTACATGGGCAAAAGACAAGAGAGACATTACAACTCATAATACACAGACAAAAACATTCAATTCAGAAGAACAGGCTATTGAATGGATTAGAAGAAACGCAAAACATATTGTATCCATAAATCATCGTGGATTTTTTATGAATGAGCAAATTTCCCATTTTGATATTATGGATTGCTTGATAAATGGATACTAAATGCGTGTTTCCTATGGATTAGAAAGGAGAAATGGAATGAGAGAACTTCATCATTTTGATATTTTTACACTACCCAACAACAAAGCAGAGGAAAACATAGTCTGCGTCACAACAAACGGTATCATCAAGCGTGATGGTACTGCTGTCATGGGTGCAGGCATTGCAAAAACAGCAAATCTTCGTTTTAAAGTTGCTGAAAAACTTGCTGACAGTCTCCGCACTAACGGAAACGTTGTAAGCGACCTTGGCATCTATTACTGGAAAACCAGCCGATTTCATCTGGTTGCTTTCCCAACAAAACACGACTGGCGTAATCCTTCGGATTTACAGCTTATCGAACAATCTGCAAAGCAGCTTGTTGCTCTTGTCAATACAAATGGTTTTCAACACATTTTTCTGACACGTCCGGGCTGTGCATGTGGTCAGTTGGATTGGGAATCTCAGGTAAAACCAATTCTTGAAAACATCCTGGATGATAGGTTTACTATCGTTTACAGATAGACACCTATCATCTATCATACAGAAAGGAATGATATTATGACACGATGTACACCACCGATTACGATTGAAGAACTTAGAATAACCATACAGGATGCAAAAGAGAAATATAAAAAGGAATTAGGTAACTAAGAAATTCGCATTTATTAGGGAATGGAAAAGGTAAGAGAAATGAGTAAAAGTAATTATGAAAAATATGCTGAAGTAAAACAGCAGGAATTATTGCATAAAGAAAGGAATCTACAGCAGGCAATCAGTTGTCTAAGGGATAGACGGAAGTTCGCATCATTGCAATGTATTGATAGCGCAATAGATTTTGTTGCCGACTTATACGATTTATCCATTGATGAAGTGAAGCGAGCAATGGATGGAGAAGAATATTGGTGTGTATGAGATTCACATTTACTTGGGGAAGGAGTAATTATGAAACATAAAAAGAAAAATGAAATAAAGTTAGGCAAAAACGAGGAATTTACAGAAGATGTATATCCGAACAACGGAAAATGCCCTGAGTGTGGTGGTATTTTGGTTACAAATTTTGGAGCAGGCATCAGTTGTACATTTTGTGTAGATTGTGACTATAACGACTATGATTATGACTGATGAAACTAAGATTTCTTTGTAAGTAGAATAGATGAAATGGAAGAATATATTAGAGAAATTGAACAAATTGCAGCTAAATGCACAGGAAGTCAATCTGATGGATATTCACAAATTATGAGAATTTGTGATGCAATGAGAGAACAACAGAGCAATTAAAGAGAATAAATTTGAGTGCATTGTACTTAGAAAAGAAGTTGAAGATTTACGGAACGATGAGCACTTTGATATTTCAGTGAGTACACCTATTAAAACATGGAATTTGGTATAGGTTGGAGTGATGGAAATGACAAAATTAGAATATACAAAATGTGAAAAATTAATGAATGAAGCCATTCAGTATGCAATTGACGCAAGAGACAAGCTTGCTGTAGCTGCAAAGCATCCTAATGCAACGGAAAGAGAGATTTTAGAAAACACGGCACACAATCATAGAGGCTATGCGGAAGGCATCAATCAGGCTCTTACAGTTATAGGATTTAAACATGAACTGATGGCAGAGTTAGGAAAATTGATAAGCTAAAAAATAGCAACTTCAAAGGAGTTGGTTTAATGGAAATTAGAGTAATTGATTGTGATGCGATCGTAGGCTTTGTTGATTATGGAACTATTGATAGCGAAAAGAATGGTGGTTGGTCAACGAAAATGAGATGTAAAAAATGCGGCGCAGCATGGTTAGCAGAAAATTATATAAATGGAATTGAAACATGTCCAAAGTGTAACGCAACAGGTAAAAGATGTGTTATTTCAGTAAATTAGAGACGAGTATGCTATATTTTATTCCGATCAAGATGGAATGAATAAAATTGGCAACTTGCTTCTACCACACTTTTGTATGATGGAAATTGCATGGCTTGTGATACATGCAACGATTAAACTTGAAACAAGAGTTTTTCAATAGGAGATTGGAGGAAAATGTTATGTTTACACGATTGAATGAAACTATAACAAATGCTATTGAAAATGCAATGAATAATTCGGTTTGTGATTTTAACAACTGGTGGAAAGATGATTTTGAAACAGATGTATATTTTGAAACAGAAGAAGATTTTAAAAATTTATCTGATACGGATTTAGAAATTGCAAAATATGATTGGATTTCATGGTATTTAGATGGATTTGTCTCGGAAGTATGTAATCTTCTTGGAATCGAAATGTATAACACACATTCAGGATATAACGAGATTATATTGGAAGAAATCCATGAAATTGTAAAAGACATGCTATTTAATAGAATTAGTACAATGAAACGATGATTTATTTAGAAAGTGAGGAGACATTATGATTATTGCAAAAGAATTATTTGATGAATGTTTTTGCCCGTGTGATGGAATTGGAAGAGTATGTCTAAGGGGAGATGCTATAAATCCAGGAATTAATTTTCCAAAAGAACTGGAGGACAAAATGAAAGAGAAAGATGGTGAAGAATATACTCCATCATGTTTTTCAGTAGATGTTGTGGATGAATCGACTGCATTACTTTACTATACTACTTATATTGGAGATTATATTGAACTTGGTGTAGTTGATAATGCAAATGAACTTAAAAAGTATTATTTAGAAACTGCTGATACAAAAGATATTAAAGAAACTGGATGGAATTAAATCCAATGAATCGGAAATTTAATCTAAGAGTAAGGCGGTGTTTTTATGTTGAATATTATTGAAAATTCAGATGTTGCTAAATTTATAGATTCTATAGAAGACGAAAATATAAAAAAACTAATTAATGAAATGCATTTTGAATATATGCAGTATATGAAAGTAGGTACTCCGGAAGAATGTAAAAGATATAAGGAGTGGTGTGATTTAAAGCCGAGTGATTATATGAGGCTGTTTGATACAGCAACACGAGCATTAAAAGACGAATTGGAATGTACTGAGAGGTATTATAAAAATAAAATTGAAGAAATAGAGCTTGACAAAAGGAAAAGTAACAAGAAACGTACAAAATCTGTTAGAAAATAATTGCGGTGGTGAAATATGTAAACGCACAGTGTAACGGTATGTTAGTATTTGTAATAATAAATATGTAAAGAAAAGGTGGTATGTAATATGAAAATTACGATAATAACTGGAGATCGCGGCGTAGATGTTACAAATATTTCTTGTGCCGATAAAGATATTGAAAATCTTCCTGAAAGAAAAATATTAAATCAATACGATTTAAGCGAGTATATATATAAAAAGGCAGAAGAGATGTATATAAAAAATAAAAACCTTACTATTATTACTTATTCTGACGTTGTATTTGATACTATTAGAGTGTTTGTAAGAGACTGCAATTACAATTTTAAATATAGTAATTATGATAAAAAGTGTAGTTGTGAATGTATTTTTGTTGATAAAGATGGTAAAAACAATATTTACAACATTTTAGATACCGGTAAGTTAGCTCATTGGCGTGATGGTATGTTTGATGTAAAACAAGAGTTATTAACAATGTTGCTTGGTTGGTGAAACTTATAATTGTGAAAGTTGTAATGACAAAACCGTACATGTTTATGGAAGGACGGAGAGTGGTTTTTATGACAAAAACAGAAATAAAAAATGCACCTAATAATAAATTAATTATAAGTCTTATTGATACTTATACAGTTATAGTAGGAAAAACGGACAAAGATGTGTAACAGAGAATAAAGAATTAAATAATATAGCGTATGAACTTGTTAATCGTGGATTATTGGAAAAAGTGATATTGAATATCTTAATATGTAACGATTAAATAATAGATTCATTAGAAGATTGGAGTGAAATTTATATGTTTAAGTGGAAAGATTACGAAGAGAATACTGCACTATTCATTGATGGAATTAGTGAAAATGTAGCAATTTTAAGATACAAAGATTTTCAGTTGACAGATGCAGCTACAGGATTAAAAGTGAAAATGAAATCGTCCAATATTGACGAGGCGAAAGTTGATGCTGAAAATTTCTTGAAAGAATTTTGGAATAAAGTGGAGAATAATTATAAGCGAAATTTAGACTCATTGAAATAATATATTTTTTTGGAGGAATGCACATGTCTTTTTGGATTGAATTTTTTATGGACAAAAGATTTTCGCTAGATTTTAAAATCGCAAATTTAATTATGAGAGATTCTTTAAGAAATTATCTTGCGACAGATCTGATTGACCTTGAGAAAATTGATGATAAACACGCTAGAAGAGTAGAAAAAGATATTCGTAAATTATTTAATTGGAGAAATGATTAATGAAACCAAGTTTTCATGTGGAAGGAGTGAATGATATGAAAGAAGCATTAGAACAACGATTAGCTGCTAAAAAGCGAGATCTGGAAAATCAGCAGGAATATTTCAGAATTGATATGAAAGATATTAAGCAGTCAAATTATGAAGATAATGCTATTAATGCATTGTTATATATGAAGAAACTGAAAACGGAAATTGCAGAGTTAGAGTTATTATTACAATTTGACAGTGTTTGTGAGAATAAAACTTGTATTTTAAGCAAAGATGAATCTGACACATTTAACGCATATCTTGAGGGAGATATAAAAACAGCGTTTGGAAATACCGATTGGAATCACATTTACAGGAAAATTGTTGGAGATAATTCAAGCGAATTTGCAGAAAAATGTATGGAAAATGGACTTGAAATCTAAGTTTACTTTGATTTAAGTGAAAGGAAAAACATTATGGATAATAAAACAAAAGAATTTATAAAAGAAAATTCTGTAAGCGAAGGGTTTTTACAAGACTGGTATCAAAATTCAGTATTAGAAACAGATACACCAGTATGGACAGACGAACATATTACAGAAATGGTTGGAGATTTTTACCTGATTCCAAGGGAGGTTATTGATGGAAGGAAAAATTAAAAAATCTGACTTGACCAAATTTGCCAAAGATTGCGTGTATGCTCATGAGAAAGCTGTAAAGTTAGAATGCATAAGTGAAGATATCATGAGAAATCAGATAGGAAAAGAGTTAATCAATGATAACCAAAATATTCTCTTAGAAGTATCAAAGAGATTTGCAAAGTATGCTAGAGAAAACATGAATGTGGATTTGGATAATGGAGAAGTTCAAAATCTCCAAAATATTCTTAATGCGATAATAAATTGCTGTGAAGAAAATAATTGGTTTGAATAAGGCAAAGAAATGACGATTTCATGAGATTTTAAAGGAGGTTTTATATGGAATATATACGATGTCCATATTGCGGAAGAAGTGATGGAAATGATGATAAAGTTTTGAGTAGAAAAATAATATATGCAGATTATACAGATTGTGAGATTTCTATAGAAAAACAGTGTGACATTTGTGGGAAAATATATGAAGTAATCGCAAAATATAAATTTTCGTATGAAAAATTAGGCGAATATTAATAATGAAAAAGCCCAAAGAAAAATTGCTTTTAACAGAGGATTGGAGGTGATTATATGCAGTGTAAATGCATAGATAACCAAAGTAATAATGGAAATTTTACACTTGGACGTATTTATATAGTAGAAGAAAATGTGGGAATATGGCAGCCAATATTATGCAGATTTAGAGACTTTGATAATCCCGGCAAGTTATCTGAAGGAACAATTTTTGAATTTGCAATGTGTAAGTTTGAAGTATTATGAAAAGATTGTTTTCAATGCAGGTAATAATATGAAAATGAAGCCTATAGATTATAAATTATGTGATTATGATGAAGCATACACAAGAGAAGATGCTAGTAATATTGGTTGGTGCGGAAAATGCAAAATAAAAGAATGTCCATATAATAAAGATTTGAACGAGAAAAGAAGAATTGGCTGGAATTGTAACCGTTGAAACAGACATTTAAAAAGGAAATTTATGAGAAGAAAAGAAAATAAATCATGCAAAAGAGAAAATTGCCCATACTACAATGAGATTACCAAGAAGTGTGAATATTGTGAATTGAATCCAGATTCAGTATGGACTGAATGTAAATAAAAAAATAACACTAGACATAACTGTAATCTGATGCTACGATCGCTTCATAAAAATAAAATATTTTTTCTGAGAAATATAATTAACAAAAATAAGTTAATTATATTTTTACTATTTTGAATGATAATTAACTAAAAAAGGAGAATTAATAATGAAAATTACACAGACAGGAGCAACATATAAAGTATATGGAGAAGACTTAGTTGTATTAGACAAGTTACCAGCTAATATGTACATTGTTAGATTTGCAGAAGATATGGGATTTTTTCTTGAAAAAAGAAAGAATCTCGAAGTTAATGAAAGTAAGGTATACGGAGTCCACGAGGAGAAAGCTAATAAAGTATTAGATAGATTTGTTAAGACAAATAAGAATCTTGGTGTTATTTTAAGCGGAGATAAGGGTATAGGTAAATCATTGTTTGCAAGAGTATTATCAAATAAAGCAAATGAGATTGGTATGCCAGTTATTATTGTTGACAAATGTATTCCGGGAATTTCCAGTTTTCTTGATAGAATTGAAACTGAAGCAATGGTATTGTTTGATGAATTTGATAAAACATTCTGCACAAGTATGAATAGAGATACACAAACAGAATTACTTTCTTTATTTGATGGTCTTAGTACAGAAAAGAAGTTATTTGTAATCACATGTAATAAATATAGAGGTCTGAATGAATATTTAATTAACAGACCTGGCAGATTCCATTTTCATTTTAGGTTTGAATATCCTACAGCCGAAGATATAAAAGAATATCTTACAGATAAGCTTGACGAAAAATATTATGAAGAAATACAGAAAGTAATTTCATTTTCAAGGAAAACCAAGCTTAATTATGATTGCCTTGCTGCAATTGCTTTTGAAATCAATCAGGGTGAAAAATTTGAAGACGCTATAAAAGACTTAAATATTATTAATGATGGAGATAATTCTAGCAGATTTAACATAAAGCTCTGTACAAAAGAAGGTGACATATTTACAACTTCAAATGCCATTATTGATTTATTTAACCCGAATTCTAAAACAGAAATTTATTTAGACGATGAATCGGGCGATAACGATATATTAATAGAGTTTATTACAAAGAACATTGTATTTGACGATGTTAATAATTTATTTATTATTTCTGAAGGAAAATTCAAAGTAACTCCATGTAATTATAATAAAAAGTTATTTGATAAATACAGCAGTTTACATTATGACCATGTAGAAATTGTTATGGCTGACGGAAATGCAGGTATTCATTACAATATTGAGTTTTAAAAAATAGATAGTATGAGTTAGGAGTATGTATGGATAACGGAAATGTTGTAGAGTTTATGATAAAAAGTCAAAACAAAGTGAGGTCTAGTGAATATATAGAATGGCTTTATTGCTACTTGCATACTCACAAATCGTATAGCTCTTACTCATTAGATTCTTTGGATGAAAATGATTATGAAAATGCAAATATATTAGATTACTTCTTTTCATATCTAAGAGAACTGGCAAAAAACCAAAATGTATGTATAGTGCAAGACCATAATATTCCTTTTGCTAATGAAATGGTAAATGTAAAGATAAAAGATAAATATTTTGAATTTTATCTTATATTTGGTCAAGGTTCGCTATTGGAGATAAACACAGTACAAAAAAATTCTTCTATAAGATATGTAGAGATTTGAATGTAGAATTTTTGATAATATGCCTGGAGGATTATATTAGTGAAAGTATTATTTATAATGTTTCTTGTATTATTTATATTAATTTTTTTGTTTGCAAAGATAGAAATAAATGGCACATATAACATTACTCTCATTAAGAGGGTATATGCAAGCATTATTACAAGTATAGTTATTACACTGATTATTGGGTTACCAATATTAGGCATTGTGTATATTCTTACAAACTAAATTTATACATGGTGTAAGAAAAAATGAAAATGGTGTTGTTGCAATTCTGCTAGAGCTGTCAACGCAGAATGTGAGGCAACATGCAATGTATTAACAATTATTATTAACGGAGGAAAATAGGATGGTACATGCAATTTGTGATTTTTGCGGAAAAGACTGCGATAGGACTGCAACGC